TGCCGAACTTCGATCTTGTTGAAATTCTTGGTGCAGTGTTTGGCATCGTCAATCGTGATGTTGACCGACTCATCGCGCCAATCTACTGCCGTCACATAGCCGAGCGTCCACAGCCCTTTCCAGAGGTAGCCGCCATCTATAGCCTGAAACAAACCCCAGCGATTATACGGGTTAGAGTTATCGTCATTGACCGCAGCGGCCTTCGCAGCGGTATGGTAGTCAGCGGCTTCGCCACCAGCGCATCGCAACTCACCGCGTCCGTATCGAATCGCATCGCACTTTTGCGGGTTGCCTTTAGCTGGCACGTTGCCGTTATCTTCGGTGGCAAAGCCGTGATACTGCTTGGTCGTATTCGGAGAGCCAACGGTATCGTCAGGTGTTACCTCTGAATCAGCGGGGTCGCCGGTAGCAAGGTTACGCCAACCACCATAGGTGTAGGTGTCACCGCCGAGCTGGTCAAAGGCATAAAAAACACTGCTGGTGTTGCCCATCAAGGTCTTGAGTCCACCTACTGCTTCCGATACCAGCGTTGCTGAAGCATCGTACTTGCACCATGTCAGGACAGCGTGNTCTTGACTCAATGTAATGCCAGAACCGTTGTTGTAAAGGATTCCAGCTATGCCTGACTTGACCTGCTGGGAGATACAGTTCGCGTTCTGGATNAAGTCATCNGGATCAAGNTCNACACCACGACCGTCAGACCAACCACTCGCCAAGGATTCATCCCAGTTGGTCGCAGACTCGGCATCGCTCATCGTTGTCAGGTCAGTTGTTGTGGCAGGTACAGCCATCAGATCATCCCAAACAGTTGTGCTGAATCATTCAGCACCTTCTGTACGCTCTTGTGGTCTGCGCCCTCGCAAAACAGCGCCCTACCATCACTGGCAACAATGGAGGCACCACGCTTGGTGAACTCCGAAAGGTCAAGGTCAACAAGAGATTCCTCGTACCCCGGCTCAATCAGGGCGAGCACGACGCTCTCATCTGGTAGTGGCTCAATTACAACGTGGCACTTGTCGGGTCGCATGTCCTCATCCATAGCACCCAGCAGCCAAGCACAATTATAATTGCGGCAAGACTTGGGACGCTCAGCGTGGATCGTGCAGCCCTGATCGCAGAAATTGCACATCACGTTGATCGGCTTGCTCAGCTCAGGGATCTCTGTAACCAGACAGCACAAGGTACATTCACCGCACTCTCTCATGAGTAACTCAACGCGAGGTGGTTGTCCCAGATGTTGTCACGATTGCTATCGCCATCAGCCCATGTAGTCACCGCGTCAGTATTGCCACCAACGTCTTCTGTGAATACGACCTTCTTGATACTCCAAGTGGCAGAGCTGGTCGCTGTGCCGGGGAGAGCTTCACCGATATACAGCGTATCGCCGTCGTCTTGCTCGTCTAATTGCCCTGCATTTTTCAACTTATCAATCCCAAAATCTGTTCGCACCCAAGACCCGGGGGTCGTGTCATCAGGTTCTATGATATCAACACCATCATCCGCTCGGACGTCAGTGTCGTCAAATATGAACCAACCTTCCTCGTTACCTACCAGCACTGATGCTAAGTCATTGTGGACAGGCACTTCAAGTTCGCGCAACTCCGCGTAAGTGCGTGCACGTAGCGTTGCTGATCGTTGGGCTCGTTGAATACCCATTTACACAGTTGGTGCCGGCGTACTGGTCATTACTGATTCCCCAGCAAACCTGAGAATGCGTTGGGCCCAAGCGCTCTTTTTCCACCAGTCGTTGCCGGGATGGACTTCTTCCATGAAACTAACAAGGTTCTCATCTTGAATCCTTTCATAAGCGCCATCCTCTGCCATAGGCTGCCTTGCTCTGTGGATAACCAGTGCGCGTACGTGTGTTTTTTCGAGGGATATAAGCGCTTCAACTCGGTTATTCCCCATGCAAATTCTGTAGCGGGGCGGGCCTCCAGAGTCAACTTCTACAATGATTGGGTCTCTCTGTCCGTGTTCTTCGATGCTGGCTGTTAGCTCGTAAAATTTGTCTAACGTCATGCCTCCGGTTTTGACTCCATCCTTGTAGAGATGGGCGGCATCGCAAATGGTGAGCCTGCTGATGGGGAAGTTCTCGAAGTAGTATGCCTTGTACCGGCAGGACATCTCAGCAGATCCTTGTCATTACTGTTGACACGAGCTTGTTTATAAACGATATTCCGCATACTAGCAACTTATTGCGGGCGTGCACATGGCGGGTATTTTACAGGTCGTTTCCCCCCAGCAGGTATCCGATTACGAAGCTGAAGTTCAAGCTCAACGGACACCCCCTGAACCGGCCATAGAAATGGAAGGACTCGTGTCGATTATCCGACGTGAGTTCCATGATGCTCGCAATGCCCGCTACGTCAACGGTATATCTCAAAGACTCATCGAAGCTCAGCGCACATACCGTGGCCAGTATTCCCCCAACAAGCTGAAGGCCATTAAAGCCTTCGGTGGCTCTGAAGTTTATTCTCGGGTCACCCCCACCAAGTGTCGCGGCGCTACCAGTGTTCTCAGGGACTTGTATCTCTCCGGAACCGAGCCTCCTTGGGAGCTCACCCCTACGCCAGTACCTACGCTGCCTGATGATATAAACGAGGCTGTGTCTGGGTTAGTACAGTCTGAAGTTCAGGCTATGCAGGCCCAAGGCAGCGCCATTACTGAGGAAATGATCCGGGATCGTATGGCTCAGCTGTTTGATTCCGCTCAGATGGCAGCCATCAAGAACTCCGTGGAGGAGGCCAAGGAAGCAAGTCGGGAGCTCAATGACGTATTGATTGAGGGGCGTTTTTACCAAGCGCTCAAAGAATTCCTCATTGACCTGCCGATTTTCCCTATCGCGTGCATCAAGGGCCCTGTCGTTCGACAGCAGACCAAGGTTCGATGGAAGGATGGAAAGCCTTCTCAGGAGACCACTCCCAAGCTCTTTTGGGATCGGGTCAGCCCGCTGGACTTGTATTTCACCCCCGATGCCGGTCATCTGGACGAGTCCTATGTCATTGAACACGTTAGGTATTCTCGGCAGGATTTGTACAATCTCATCGGAGTCCCGGGTTACAAGGAGGATGAAATCCGTGCCGTCCTTGCTGACTTTAAGGACAAGACCCAATCGAGGTCGTGGCGAGATTGGTTTGACGAGGAAAGGGAAGACCTTGAGGACAGAGATCATTGGGAGTCCGCCCGTGGCCAGTTGATTGACGCTCTTGAGTGGCATGGTTGCATACAGGGACAGATGCTGCTGGATCACGGGTTCTCTGAGCAGGAGGTCGATGATCCGGAAAAGGAGTACATGGTCGATGCTTGGGTTGTGGACAGATACTGTATCAAAGCGCAGATCGCCCCGAGCCTGACGAACCGGCCGAACTACTTCATCTCCAGCTTCGAGAAGATCCCCGGATCTATCTGGGGCTACGGTCTTCCTGACATACTTGAGGACATCACATCCGTCTGCAACACGACCATGCGCAGTATTGTCAACAACCTGTCAATAGCCTCTGGGCCGCAGGTGGTCGTGAATCTCGATCGATTAGCCCAGACGGAAGACGCGAACACCCTCTATCCGTGGAAGCGTTGGCACGTTATCGACGACCCACTTGGTCAAAATAAGACCGAGAAGCCGGTCGACTTCTTCCAGCCACAGAGCAATGTCCAAGAGCTCATGATGGTCTACGAGAAGTTTGCGAACATGGCCGACGAAGCATCTGCTCTCCCCAAGTACCTGACAGGATCAGGGGCCACCGGAGGAGCCGGCCGCACCGCCTCAGGGCTTGCCATGCTCATGGATAACGCATCTAAAGTAATGCAGAACGTGGCTGCGAATGTGGATGATGACATCCTCACTCCTTCTATAGAGGGGCTTTACGAGATGGTCATGCTCAGCTCAGCTGGGCCGCAGCTCCGTGGCGATGAGACCATTGTCGTCAAGGGCGTGACAGTAGCCGTCCAGAAAGAAACTGATCGAATGCGCAAACTTGAGTTCCTGCAAATGACTGCTAATCCGATGGATATGCAGATCATGGGTATACCGGGACGCGCAGCAGTGCTTGAAGATGTTGCGGAAGAACTTGGTATGAAAGGGAAAAAGGTAGTACCATCGTCTGAAGAACTTCAGGAGAAGATGCAGGAAGCTGATAAGGCTCAGCAAGCTGCAGCTGCACAGGAAGCAGGTGGTGCCCCCGGCGGGTCTCCGCAAGCAGGACGCGACCCCGCAATGGCTGCGAGGGAAGGCCAAGAGAATGTAACCCGAGGAGTAGCTCAATGAAGAAGATTAACGCAGGTCTCGCTAAGAAGTACGGCAAACCGCTGTCGTACACAGATGGCGAGCATACCCAGTCGAAAACGAGTGGTGGTGGCAAGAACTCGTCCATCATGTCGAACCCTAACACCAAGTCAGACCGGTGCGGCTACGGCGTCAACGGCGTAGGCAAGTAAGGAGAACATCATGGGATACGAAACGTTTCCAAAGAACGGGCAGCAAGGCTCCCGTAAGATTTTCTCCGGTGAATCCATTGGCGGCGACGCTTTGACGACCCGCAACAACCGCGAGAAGCGGGATGGATACATGAAGTCCGGCCGTATGGAGTTCGCCGGTGCAGCTCAAAACAGCGACAAGTTTAAGTCCGGCAAAGAAAGCGCCGGCCGAGGTGCTGACTTCAGTAAGCTGAGCTACCCGAAGAAGGGTCACAGCGCTACGAAGTTCGGTACTACGAAGTCGCAGGGGAGCTGACATGTTCATCACTGCCGCAAAACGAGGCAAGTTCGGTAAGAACCCCGGGAAGGAAGATAGAGGGGGTTCCAGTGGGCAGTCACATACGCCTTCAAGCATGTACTCTGCTGTCGATTTCGGCAGTGGGAAACCTGATGGTTCGCGACGATTCACGAATATCTACGGCAAAAACGCTAAGGCTCGCAACGAAGTTGATGTGGAGACTGGTGAGGAAAGCCGTCGTGCTGGACGGATGTTCAGTTGGATGAAAGGGGAAAGCTATTGAAGCTTGACCAAGAAACCGCAGAAGCAATACTGCGCCTGACCAACAACAGGGACTTTGCATTGTTCCTGAATTGGTTCGACTCTGCTTTGGTTACTTTTACCCAAGGTGCAGTGATGGGTTTTGATGAGAATCACAACTCTGATGTACTACGTGGCCGTGCACAAGGACTCTCCATCTTGAAACATGAGATGGAAAAAGCGCCTGAAGTTGCCGGTCGAATTCAAAAAATAAGCTGAAAGGAATACGCCTGTGGCGCTCCCAAAACAATTACGCAAGCAGATCAAGCAAGGCCAAGAGATCGAAGAAACTCTCCGTAAGGAGCAAGCTGAGGCCGGTGATACCGATACCTCACAAAACGAGATTGACAGCTTGCTTGCAGAAGTAGACCCTCAGGCACCGCCTGCGGAACCGACTCCAGCTGCTACCGTAACTGAACTTCACCCAACCCCAGAAGGAGGTGATCCTGTAGCTGCGCCGGTTGAACCTAAGCCTGAGCGCACCGACTGGAAGCAGAAGTACAATGTCTTGAAGGGCAAGTACGATGCTGAAGTTCCACGTTTGTCTGAGACTGTCCGTGAAGCGAATGCTCGCATCACAGCCCTCGAAGATAGACTTGCTGCACCGCCTGCAGCCACACCGACTCCGGAGCCTGAAGGGTCCCGGACGGATTTCACTCCTGAGGAGATAGCCGATTACGGTGAAGACCTCTTGGATGTGATTGGTCGTAAAGCGCGAGCGATTGTTGAAGCAGAGTACCTGCCTCAGATGAACTCGTTGAACACTGAGCTCAATTCTCTCAAGACTCAGGTTGGAGAGACGGGCCAGAAAGTTGCAAAACAAGAGACAAACGAAGTTTTCGCCCAGCTGGACGGCACTGTCCAAGACTGGCGTAAAGTAAATGTTGACCCAGCTTTTCACGAGTGGCTGGATAAAGTCGACCCCTATAGTGGGGCAACTCGTAAAGACCTAATGTTGCAAGCCTTTAACCGTAAAAACGCCCATCAGGTTAAAGCTTTCTTCGACGGGTATCAGCAGGAAAACGCTGCAGTAGTTCCAATACCAACCGATCCAACACCCTCTGGGCAAGGGGGAATGGACACCGGATCGACACTGAATTTGGAAAACTACGTAGCTCCCGGACAACCAAGGTCCGGTGGCGATGCAAGCGCTCCTAAAGATAAGCGCATCTGGTCCAACCAAGATGTGGGTAAGTTTTACTCAGACGTCCAGAAGGGACGCTACAAAACTCGCCCAGATGATAAGGCCAGAATAGAGGCAGACATAATTGCTGCCACAAGAGAAGGGCGCATTAAATAATTTTTAGGAGCTAAAAGCTCATGGCATATCCAGTACCAGCGACTACCACCGGTTCGTGGACGGGAACACTCCCGACCCCGGCATACACCGGTACCTTTATTCCTGAACTTTGGTCTGGAAAGATCATTGAAAAGTTCTATGACGCAACTGTTTTGGCAGCAGTCGCGAATACGGACTATGAAGGCGAGATTACAAGCTACGGCGACAAGGTTACGATCCGTACCAAGCCGTCGATCGCAATCAACGACTACACCGCGTACACCGCTCTGACCACCGAGACGCCGTCCGCCGCTGTTGTTGAATTGCTTATCGACCAAGGTAAGTACTGGTCAACCGCGCTTGACGACGTGATGGAGATCCAGTCGGACCTCGACCACTTCAGCCTGTGGGCAGATGATGCCTCCGAGCAGATGAAGATCGAGATCGACACGGATGTCCTCGCTGGCATTCCAGCCGGCGTAGCAGCTACTAACCAAGGCGCAACCGCCGGTGTCCAGAGTGGCACCTCGATTGACCTCGGCGCAGCTGCAGCACCAGTCACAATTACGAAAGCAACCGCAATCGACAAGATCATCGAGTGTGGCCAGATCCTTGACGAGAACAACATTCCGGAAACGGGACGTTGGATTGTTATCCCAGCTTGGCTGGCGGCAATGATTAAGACGTCAGATCTGCGCGATGCCTCGCTGACCGGCGATGGCGTTTCGATGCTTCGTAATGGTCGCCTCGGAATGATTGACCGCTTTACGCTCTACGCTTCCAACCTCCTGCCTTACGGCTCGACGGATGCAGCGCACAGCATTTTGTTCGGTCACTCTCACGGCCTGACGTTCGCTTCACAGCTGACGAAGGTAGAGACGCTTCGTGCCGAAAGCACCTTTGGTACCATCCTGCGTGGTTTGCAGGTCTTTGGTTACAAAGTGGTTGACGGTACGGCTCTCGGAATCCTTTACGCTTCAAGAGTGTAAGTCAGGGGCTCTGACATGGGAGGGGGGCAGTCCCCCTCCCTTTTGACTGGAAAGTAATATGGCGCAGTATTTGAAATCATTGGTGACAGGGGTTGTGCTTCCGTACAACGTGGCAGCTCTAAAGTCTGCAGACATCCGTCTGATGGACCCTCAAGAGTGTGCAGAGTACGAGGCAGGTATGAACAAGCCCGCCGCAACTGCTCCTCCAGAGGTGCTTGTTGTTGAGCCTGAGGTTGTTGTTGAGCCTGAGGTTGTTGTGGAGCCAGAGGTTGTTGTTGAGCCTGAGGTTGGCGAGATGCTCGTTGAAGATCTCGATCCAGTAGAGGCCGTCCTCGGAGCTCTTGAGACCGACTGATGCCTAAGTCTATCGACGATGCCTTGACTGACGCGAGGGTCATCTTGAATGACACCGCTGGCGACAGGTATACCGACGCGGACTTGGTTTCTGATTTCAACAGTGCCGTCTCGATGACAAAGATGCTTCGCCCAGATGCTTTTAAGCTGGGAGAAGTATTACCGGAAATTACTGTGGCTGATTTGGGAGTACTTCCCACGCCTACAGATTTCCCTTTGCCTGAGATTTTTTACCAGAGCTTCATCTATTACTTGGCAGGTAATGCTGAACTACGTGATGATGAGTTCGCAGTTGATGGCAGAGCAATGACTTTACTAGCAGCGTATCGGAGGAACTTAACCGGTAACATCAGGTAACAGGAGAGAGAAATGCCGCAAAGTGGCTTTGAAGATGGGTTCGCAGTAACCACGAGCGGATCACTTGATGTTTGGGTTAAGGAGATTCATGCGAAGGTTCCGGGCGCTATTGAGGAATACATTTACGATCAGTTAAAGCTGGTCTTGAAGGACTTCTTCCAGCGCACGAAATCGTGGCGGACCTTCATTGGTCCACTGTCTGCTTCTGCGAATGACGGGACGATTTGTTTGAACCCCGTTGACGCATACTCCAATGCCATTCAGGTTCTTTCCGTTACTCGTAACAGCAGCACCATGTCGCAAATTGACATGAGGGCGTTACCGCGTTCGCTTGCGAACGAAAACGATAACCGGAACCCTTCCAGATTCTATCTGGAGCCGTACCACACTATTCATATACATCCAACGCCTACGGTGGACATTGAGGACATCTATGTCACCGTGGCGCTGACACCCCGTTTGCGTGCAGACAACCGCATTACACAGTGGGTTATTGACCAGCACTACGAGGCTATCAAGGCAGGCACCTTGCATCGTTTGTATGAGGAGCCTGACAAGCTCTACTCCAATGCGACGAAAGCGGAATACTGGGGACAGAAGTATCGTTCCGAGATGGCACGTTCCCGCTCTGTGGCTGAACAGGGCTACGGCGAATCTGCACAGCCTTGGGGCTTTCCTCAATGGAACATGTAGATGGGCACTCCTGCTTACATAGACGAGTCATTGTATCTCCCACTGGGAGGGGTCAATGGCTTTGAGATCAACGGATTCGCAGTCAATGGATTTGGTTTCGTGGACTCCCCATTTGCGGGGGGCACCTTCACGCTTGACCCCTATAGGTCGATCCTACCGGGCGAGCCACAAGCTGCCGATCTACGCGCCATCTACCCGTCAGTGCTTTCAGATAGCAATGCTGTTTCTTATCAGGGAGACGATCAGACTGTATCGGAAGTCTGGGCTCCTCGTTGTAGCGCTGAAGCTCCGGCGGAAAGAGCGGGTTCGAGCGTTACAGCTGAAGTCGTATCGTTGGCGTATGAAGTGGAGGGTATCTCTATCGTCCCAGCCGAGTACCGTACGGCGTATGTACTGGCGACACATCCTGCCTCTGCTCCACCGGAGCGAAAAGATTCGGATGTGGACGAACTACCGCCGAGTCAAGAGCCGGATCAAGTCGATGTTTCCATCGTCCCGCCGGAGTACAGAAAAGTTAAAGTCCCAAGGGGAGACTCATGACATTACTTGATCGGTTCATTAAGCAACCGGCCGAAATCAAAAAGTACCAGATCGACTACTCTGAGTGGTTGGCAACTGGTGAGACTGTGACCAGTGTGGTGACAGCAGTGACCTTGCTTAACCCGGCCACTGACGATGTTGGTGAGCCGACAATGACGATCGGCACAACGCAGATTGTTGGTGGAAATGTGTATGAGTATTACGTCAGTGCCGGCACGGATGGTAAGCGTTACAAGGTTACTTTCCAAGCCAGCACGTCTGACACTCAGACAGTTGAGAGTGAGATTGAATTCAAGGTGAGAGACACATGACACAGCTATTTTCAAACAATGCTTCAGGCACTCTTAGCGTCGAGATAATTATTGAGGCGGGCCCTTCGACTGTGACCTTACAGGCGAGCGAAGGTGACTTGTTCCCTATCATCACAGCGCCTGATTTCGCCATGTGTACTGTCGAAGATGTCGGTGGCAACTTCGAGATAATGAAGATTACTGCCCGCACAAACGGCAGTGATGTCCTCACGTGCGAGAGAGCACAGGAAGGTACCGCCGGCCAAGCATTCGCTACGGGTTCACGGCTTGAGCTCCGTACTACCGCTGCCACATTCGGTGAGTTCATCCAACAGTCTGGTGACCAGATGCAGGGTGAGTTGGACATGGCTGATAACATTCTTCGTGACCCCTTGGTAACTGACGGGGAGATCAGGAACGCACCTATCAGGGGCACCGATGGCGGGACAGCGAATCAAATACTCGTACCGACCGCTGGGGCCGCTCCGACGATTGGTGGTAATACGATTATCCATACGGGTAATGACACTGCATATGTTCAGACGACTCGGACTATCACTGGTGGTGAAGGCATTGCTGCTCTTGGAGATCTGTCTGCTGATCGTACCGTGGATCTGGATCTCACTGAACTGACCACTATGGCTGGTAACGACATACGAGGTGGTGACTTAGCGTTGATGTATGACGACATCAATACAGTGCACAAAGCGATCCCCTATCGTGAAGCGGGTATCCCAATCATCAATGACACGACTATCAATCCAGAGCCGACTGATGACGAGGTTAATGCGTACTGGATTTGCACGAACGCCGCGACTGTCTTTTTTGATATCGACGCTGGTATAGGGCAAACCGGCAATGTCTTTATTGTTCAGCAGGGGGGAGCAGGCGCTATTGATTTCTCTGGCGGCACCGGCATTACGCTTAACTCCGCAGTGGGCGACCAGACTAAAGAGCAATACTCTGTTGCGATACTTGTGTGCACTCAGACGAACGTCTGGACTTTGTACGGGGACTGTGTGTGAGTTTTCTCATTCAAATGATGGCGGCGCTGGGGGGAGGCATCCCCTATCGCGAGTTTGTAACTTTGCAGGGATCAAGTGGCTCACCCATTACAAAGACCCACCTAGCGCTTATCCCAGACGAAGCTATTGTTCAATGGGCGTTTGTAAACACCGCCTCTATCCCTAACAACCTTGTCCCGGGTAAGTGCCAGTCTGCTAAATATGATGAGGGCGATGTTGCCGTGTATGTGACTCAACATTCTTGGGTCACACCAAACACGGGCTACGCTGGAGATTACTGGATCAGAGCGACTAATGAAGGCGATGGTGTTAGTAACACCGAACTCGACCCTACTTCCGTAGGATCAAGTGCCCTTGATTCATGGCTTGACGCAACCTCAGGCAACAGATTTTGGGGTTGGAAGCATGACGGGCCCATCGTGAAGGGTGGGACAATTAAGGTTGAGCTATCAACTGATGCTAGTGGTACACCAGTTGTTGCTACTGGATACTATAGAGGGCTTGTGAGTGCAGAGAACTAATGGCACTGATCGTATTTGAAAATAACAGTAACGGTACGTTGTTGGCGGACATTGATAATTCGCAAACGACGATAGCGTTGGCAGGTGGACAGGGAGCAAACTTCCCAGACCCAGCTGTGGATGAGATTTTCTACATTACGTTGCACAACTACGCAGCTCAGCTGATTGAGATTTGCAGGGTCACTGACCGAACAGTTGACTCGCTCACTGTTGATCGTGGCGTGGACGGCTCTACTCCTAAGGCATGGACTGTCGTGGACACGGCTATCCAACTTCGCATGACGAAGGAGACGTTTGATAGGTTTGTCCAGACCGGCGCACCACTGACACCGGGAGCTGTTCTCACAGTAGATAGCCAAGGGCAGCTTGTTGACCGGACAGGCTCCGTACTGACGGAGATAACGTATGAGTCCTACACCTCAACAGAGGGACAGGACGTTTTTAACACGACTGTAGACTTACCAGTGGCTGCTACCGGCATCATTGCGTACATCAATGGCGTGAGACAGTTACCACCAGCGAATTTCACTCGTACTGGGCTGAACCAGATTACGTTTGATGAGACACTCGCAGTTGGTGATGCCGTGGTTATAGGAGCATAAGGAACATGCTAGCTGATCTGATTAAAGGGGCCCTTGGTCCGATCATGGATGGAGTACTACGCTTCATCCCCGATAAGAATGAACGCGCCCGAGCTAAGGAACAGTTCGAGGGGCAGATGTTGAATGCCATGACGGGGCTTGTGCAGGGCCAGCTTGATATCAACAAAGAGCAGGCCAAGCATTCGAGTATCTTCGTGGCAGGAGCCCGACCATTTATCATGTGGGTCTGTGGGTCAGCGCTGCTCTGGCAGTTCCTGTTGGAGCCGATGGCCACATGGGGGCTACTGGCATTCTCGGTTAGAGACATACCGCCGTTCCCGAAACTGGACATTGCTCCATTGATGACCCTGTTGCTTGGTATGCTGGGGCTTGGTGGTCTACGTACTTATGAGAAACGCCTTGGCGTTGAGCGTAATTCTATCTCAGGGAAAAAGAAGGGTGACTGAAGTTATTACCAACGCTTTTGAGCGACATGCACAAACAGCGCTGGTTATGTTACTGGTGGCTCTATTGCTTTGGGTTGGGAACACCACCCAGAATACGTCCGTTGCAGTCGCAGAGATGCGAGTTGAAATAGTTTACTTAAAAAATGCAGTTGAAGAACTGAAGGAGCATTGAAATGGCACGATCGAGTCAATTACATAAGTTGAACACTCGGGGGTACAACTCCCAGTTCGACCGTAAAGCAATTTCGCAGATTCAGACGCAGCATGGCACTGACACTGTCTACGCAATTCTGAATCTCACCGGCCTGTGGAGTGGCACAGACACCATTACGGTAACTGTCAACATAGGTGCAAGTGACCTTACGCCTTCGTACTCGCCTGCAGGCGATGAAGATGCGTTCGCTGCAGCTTCCGGATTAGCAACGCAGATCACTGCAGAGACTGATGTCACCGCAGTTGCTTCTGAGAACAACGTGCTGATTACGAAGACGACAGCAGGCACCGTGGACATCGTGAGTTCAGTAATTACGTAATGCTCATACACCTGAAGAATTTTGCGGGGCTGGTACCGAAGGCATCTGACCGTTCACTGGGCGCTAATGCGGCAGCGGACGCTGACAATGTTCAGTTGTACTCGGGCGAGTTACGTGGTCTTGACGACCCGAAGGTTGTTGCTGACCTGACTGCAGAGATCTTTACCGTTAGGCGAGCATATCGTTTATACGATGGCTCTGTCTCCATTGCCGATGCAGTCGGAGACTGGGTAGCGTTTGACGAAACCGATGTGAACTTCATTCGTGGTGCTTTGAAAAACGACCAGTATGATAGGTACTACGCAGCGGGTGGCACTACTGATCCAGTAGTGAATACAAAGGCAGCGTGGGCGGCTGGCACAGCGGGACTTGATCTTGGTGTGCCTGCTCCTGATACCGCTCCGACTGTCACCCCTCCAGCGTCAGGAACTGTTGATGAGACGCGGGCGTATGTATATACGTTTGTGAACATCTGGGGAGAGGAGTCTGGACCTTCACCTGCCTCTGATCCCGCAACTGGTGACATCACTTTAACTTGGCAGCTCACTGCTATGGATACATCTTATCCTGTGGCTGGGTCTTTCCAGACCATTGATAAGATCCGTATCTATCGTACTGTCACTGGTTCTCGCTCTGTTGACTATCGCTATGTCGATGAAGTTGACCCGCCTGCTGCTACGTATGACGATGACGGAGCTGTAACCTCACTCGATGTCGTATCACTGAATGAATCGCTAGGCACTAATGGTTGGTCTATCCCCCCTGCCGGCTTGCAGGGTATTGTCAATATGCCGAACGGGATCATGTGTGGTTTCGTTGGCAGAGACCTGTACTTCAGTGAGCCTTACCGCCCCCACTCATGGCCTCCTGCTTACGGCGTCTCAGTTGATGCTGACATCATAGGGCTTGGTGTATACCAGTCAGGTGTCGTGGTGTGCACCGCCGCGAACCCCTATGTTGCTACCGGCGTACATCCAGCCAGCATCTCGCTTACTCGTATTGACGACGTGGAGCCGTGTGCATCCTTCCGTAGTATTGTGAACGGAATGAATGGTGTCACGTTCGCATCCGCAAACGGAATGATAGTGGTCAATCAGTCGGGTGCGTACAATGCAACGCAGCCTTTGATTACTCGCAACGAGTGGAGACAGGAGTACAGCCCATTCACGATTCAGGCTGCTGCTGATGGTGCCAAGACAGTGGGCTTCAGCTCACTAAGCTCTGGGTTCCTGTTCCAGCCTATGGAACCGCTTGGCCATATTGTTGACCTCAGCGGATTTGTCGACGTGCAGACAGTGCAGACAGACCCGTTCACAGGTGAAGCCTACATGGTGACGCAGGACGTTATTGCCTTGTGGAACCCAACAGACACAGAACCCCTGTCTTACACGTGGAAGTCCAAAGTGTTTGAGACACCGATGCCGGTGAATATGGGAGCGTACCGTCTACAGTATAAAGACGTCATCACCGATGGTGACTTCGTTCCTGCGTTTGATTACGAGGTATACAACACTGATCGCATTGCGACACCGCTCGACACTTTGAACTTGCGCCCGTTGAATGCCGTAAAGGTTGAGCCGGGTATGACCGACTCACCACCAATTACGCAGAATCGCAGTCCGATCGGTGGGCCAGTGTTGTTCCCGAACGAGGCGCTGACTATTCGTGACAACGTACGTATCCGTATCTGGGGTGACGAGGTCTTACGTTATGAGAGTCAGATCACTAGCAACGACGTGATGCGTCTACCCAGTGGGTACAAGGCCGACAAGTGGCAGATTGAATTTACCACTGCTCAGAACATCTATTCATTCAAGATGGCAGGGACCGCGAAGGAACTCGCGAAGGCGTAATGGCAATTGTACAAAACCCCATACCTATCCCAGAGCCAATCAATGAAGTTGATGCCCTTTGGAGAACCACCCAAGCGCTGAAAGAGACGGTTGAGGTGATGCAGGGCATACGTGGAAATCGTGAGTATGCCCTCCTATCTGATGTGGACAACATTGCCAGTACTATTGTCCAAAACATTATCAGTGGTGGCGTTGTCACTACTTTCGCAGATTTGACTGACACTGATGTCACTGGTCTCCTCACAAATGACATGGTGTTCTGGGATGGCGCGGACTGGATTGTCACTGCTGGGTTACTAACATGGGACGGCAGCACTTTTAATGTTGGTGACCCCGGTACTGAAGCAACTAACATCCTAGTCAACGGTGCTTCGTTCGATGCTGTAATGAAGATCAACGAGTTCGGTGGTTCGAACGATGCCACCCTTGTTCTTCACCGACATGCGGAAAGTGCAGGTGTTGCCGCCAACTTGATTATTGCCCGTTCCCGTGGGAACACATCCAGCCATTCCAATGTTGTAGATAACGACTACGTAGGCCGACTCGGGTTCACCGCATGGCATACCAGCAGCTACCATCGTGCTGGTGATATTGATGTGCGTATAGACGGCACACCGGGTAATGGTGACATGCCATCCGAGATGGTGTTCGCAACGTCAGAAGCTGGTAGCAACGTACCAACAGAGTGGATGCGCTTGCGCCCCTCCGGAGCGTTGCAGTTCCCCAATGCTTTTGTAGTGGACTGGGAGAATGAGGCAACGACGCCCGTTGAGCTTCTTGAATTTACGCCGCAGGGTGTAGGTGGTGATCCGTGCTGGGCCGATGTCCTCTATCTCGCTAAGTGGGAAGGCACTGATGCTGCCACAGCTTACACAGAGCTGAAGCAGTCTGACGTACAGAATTTCTACGGTAATGCTCAGCTGGACACGGCGCAATTCAATTACGGCGCTGCTTCTCTCCTATTGGATGGCACTACTGATGGCGTGCAGTCAACTGGCGATACGATCTTTGACTTGGAGACTGAGGATGAGGTTACGGTTGATGGCTTTGTTAGGCTCAACTCTTTGCCAGCTGGAGCCGGCACTGACTGGCAGCTCGTCAATCAGGCGCAACAGGATGTAAATAGCTTCGAGGTGCGTTTTGGCAATCTCAATGGAACGCTGTACCAAATAGAAGCACGCTTCGGCTTTGGTAATACGCCAACTGGAATAATCGTTGCTCCTACTCTTGACGTTTGGTATTACTTTGCAGCCCAACGCCGCATCAACGGAGCGAACCACTACGTCGATATATTCTTCGGTCTTGTGTCAGGTGGCACTGCTTCTCGTGTGAGCCAAACCCTTAGCAACAACAACCCATCAGCCAATGTAAGCGGCGTTCCGATCACGGTCGGTGCATGGGATAATACGAGTAATCAGACCTTCACTCAGGTTCTTGATGGGCACCTTGATGATATTCGTTTAACGAGGTGCGCCCGGTATGGCAATGTAGGATCAGTTACGATACCCGGTGACTATCCGCTTATTGGTCAAGACCCAGAAGAATTCCATGTCGGTGATCCGGGGTACCCTACGGACATTGAAGGTAGTGAGGTACTCATAAATGGTGTTCCTCTTGTACAAAATGCAACCCACACGGGCGAAGTAACAGGCGCAACTGCCCTTACTGTGGATGTGACAGCCATCACAAATCAGACAGATGTGGTAGCTGACTCAGCAGATGACGTGGCCATTCACGATGATACTGATGGCGCAATAAAGAAAGTAAACTTAAGCTCAATAACTGATGCAGGATATTTCTAATGGCTAACGTAATCAGGATCGCAAGATCCAATGCAACAAACACTCCGTCCTCGTTGGCGCAAGGTGAGCTTGCTTTTTCCGAGTCGGACTCTGGCAATAGTGTAGGTGAATTGTTCATCGGTATCGCTGGACCGGGCGTTCAGAAGATCGCCACCCTGACTGGTGCCGCTGCAGCAGAGCCAAACAGCTCGACACAGGACAACCAGACACTTACGACAGGTGTCGGTATTTCAGGTGCAAACGCTGGTTCAGCAACTGCATTCACGATGGCTCTGGACTTCTCAGAGCTGACTGACATGACAGCGACCATTTCCGGCACGACAGAGTTCATCTTGCAGGATGGCACTACCGAGAGCCGCAAGGCAGCGAGTGAGATCGGGCTGAGCTTTTTCAACGATGACCTTGGTCACGTGGAGAACGCTACGCATACAGGCGACGTGGCAGGTGCAACTGTCCTGACCATCCAGCCTGATGCTGTCGAGTACTCGATGATCCAGAACGTGGTCGCGAACAATGTGTTCCTCGGTAACAACGCCGGTGCCGGTGCCATTGTTGATGAGCTGACTGGCACTGAAGCAACAGCGATGCTCGATGACTTCGCAACAGCAGCTACCACCTCTGGCCTCGTGCCGGGTAGTAACTCGGTCGGCTCGACATACTTCCTTGATGGCTCTGGCACGTGGAGTGTCCCCGCCGGTGGTGGTGATGTATCCGGTTCAGGCGCTACGGTCGATAATACGATTGTTCGCTGGTCAGGAACAGGCGGCGACACCATTCAAGAGTCCTCGATTGTTATTGACGATGCCGAGAACGTCACCGGCATGGGCACACTGAATGGCAAGACGATCGCCAACCTCGTATCAACAACTGACACGGGTTCGGCTAGTTGGACATGGTTCATTGATGACGACACAATGGCTACCGCTTCGGCTACAACCCTAGCATCGTCTGAGTCGATCGTGGCATATGTTGACGCGGCTGTTGTCGGTGGAGTTGTCTACAAGGGTGCGTTCGACCCGACCGCCGGTGCAGGTGCAGGTTCTCCTGATCTGGATACGATCACTTCTGTCACTGGCGACATGTACACAGTCACCGTTGCCGGTACTTACAACTGGACAACTGGCTCTGCCATCCTTGAGGTTGGTGACGTACTGATCGCTGAGTCTGACGGTGTACTGAATGATGTCGCTGACTGGACCATCGTGCAGCAGAACCTTAGTGCAGCAACGATCAGCACTCCGGGTTACGTCAGTGTAGGTGCACAGACCTTCGGTGGTACCAAGACGTTCGAGGACATCTCTGGCGACAACGCAGCAGCAACGCTTGATAGCTTCATCATTGATGGTGGCACGTTCTAAGGTAGCTGGTAATGGCTAACGTAATACTTACAAAGCGTAAGTCGACGACTGGTGATCCGGTACCCGGTGATCTGGAGCAGGGCGAGCTTGCGATCAATACGCTTGATGAGAAGCTGTTCTCGAAGAACACGAGTAACGCTATCTTTGAGATTGGCGGCGGTGGAATTGGCGGCTCAATTGCAAACGACCAAATTGCCGTGGGCGCAGCAACTGCTGACGACATCGAGGGCAGCGTCACTCTCACGTATGACGGAACCGGCATCCACACGTCCCTTGGTCTGGAAGTAACTGGCGGCGATGTCGATGTTCCGAACGTCCACTTGGTGGACAACGGTACTATCTATCTTGGGACTGGCGATGACTCGACCATCCTGTTCAATGGCACAGACACCTACTTCAAGGCTCCAGTTGGCGGTGACTTCCGCTTCACGATGGAGAACGGTTCTGAGACTGGGCTTGTTATCTCAGCCAACGCTGGTGTCGATCTCTACCACAATAACGTGGTGAAGGCGGCTACTACCGCTGGTGGCCTCGATGTCACTGGCACCATTGACTCAAGCAATTTAATTACCGTCACCAGTGCTATCCCACGTCTTCGCATGTACGAGACTGGCGTTACTGCGGATAACGGGTACTGGGACTTTCGTGCGCAAGCAGAGGTGTTTGCCCTTCGTACCCGTACAGACGCTGATGGAGCAGGTGCCAGCGTCTTCACTGTCAATCGAACAGGAACAACAGTTGACTCAGTGGTCTTCGGCGCTCCAATAACAGCAACAAGTTATGGTGGCATCACCGAAGCAAACCTCGTTGATAAAACAGCAGTCGAAACCATTAGTGCAAACTGGACGTGGGACACAAACGCTGGCGGCAGTCTCAAGATGTCAGATGGCACTGACACGATAATCTGGAGTGCCGTATCAGGCACCGTCACCGTTCAGCCAACTGGCGGTATGACCACTGTAGATTTCAACCTTGCCGTAACCGCTAATAGCTTCGGCGGCATCACCGAAGCAAACCTCGTTGATAAGTCTGCGACTGAAGCCATCGCCGGAACGTGGACGCTCGATGGTGCGGTAACGACATCCGATTACGGCACGGGTGGCAGAGTTAAAGACGGCACTGACGTATCACGACCAGTTGGATTCAACGTCATGCCTGTGTATGAGATCGATGCGGCTGATACGTTTGATCTCGCCCACAACGGCATGATCTGGCATAAGGATGCTGGTGGAGCGCTCAGCTTTACGTTTGCTAATGATGCAACCATTCCACAGGGCGCTACATGGGTTGTTCACAACGATGACACTGAAGACCTGACCCTTGCTCAGAGCGGCACGACAATCTACTGGCTGGAGGCTGGTGCAGCGCCATCATCCGGCAATGTAACGATTGAGCAGGGTGGTATTGTCACACTCTACAAGTACTCCGATGCTGTGGCATGGGCATGGGGTAGTAAGGCAGCTGGTGGTAGCGTTCCAACCCAGATCACAGTACAAGATGAGAGTGCTGATACTACATGCTTTCCCATGTTCGCTATCTCAGCGACAGGTGACATCGCACCGAAGACCGGCACCAATCTGACGTTCAATTCGTCAACTGGCAATCTCAGTGCCACGCAGATCGCTGGCATCACTGCGGCGAACCTACTCGATAAGTCGACCACTGAAACCGTCTCGGGGCAGTGGGTGTTCAGTGCTGCTGCGATTACATTACCAGCGAATGTATTTCTAAAGGAGGACACCGCAGCGGCGACAGACTCCGCAACTTATGGGCAGTTCTGGGTTAAGAACAACGTGCCCAATGACGCATACTTTACTGGTGACACGGGCATTGATTATCCACTGGCCTACGCGACGTACCGCAGAAGTTCTGCCAGCGTACTCGATAACCTCAACCAGACATTGAACATGACGACCGACTCAGTTGCCGACGCTATGGTCAATGGTTGCTGGGGCAAGACGACCACGACAGCCCGAACCCTTACACTCGAACCGAGTACTGATACGCAGTTCCCGGTCGGCGCGCAGATCGCAATTTGGAACCGAGGCGCATCTGGCAACATGACTGTCACAGAAGGCACTGGAACAACGCTGTATGTCCTGACTGGCTCTGCTACTACCGATGCAGCAGGAAGCGCGACAATTGCCCCCGGTGGATACGCAACTTTGATACGTGAGTCTACAACTGTGTACCTCTTGATGGGTGCTGGGATTACACCGTAATGCCGGGTATGCATCCAATAGGGATGTGGCATGAGTCGGGCGGTGCTTCACCAACAGTATCCGCTGTAGCAGACGGCGATACCAATACTGGTATTGACTCCATCTACTCGTCAATTTACGTTGGTGCTAGGTTCGACAGCGCGGGTGATGAGTATGAGACTAACGCTACCGGCAGCTTCTCCGTAGCTATAACTGCTGGTTGGTTAGACACAGGATCAGCATCAGATGCTTGGGTCGAGTTCATCCGTACAGGTGGAACGGCAGGCGCGTGGAGTGGCAAAAGTAATAGTACACGATACAATCTTGGTACGACCCAGACATTCCAGATTCTCGACAACACCTCAAATTCAACCGCAGTAACTATCATTGGTTATTTCCGTTTTCACGATGCCGCGTCTGGTGGTAATGTTTTACAGACTACATCAGGTGCTACGTGGAGTTGTAACCTACTCCCTGATATGTGCCCGACTTGCTGCTTCACGCCAGAGACGATGATTACTATGGCAGACGGACTGCCAATGCCAATTGGTAGAGTCAAGGTTGGCGATATGATTCGGGTAGAGAACGGCATCGAAAAGGTAACCGAGGTCATCACTCGTGTGGATCGTGTCATGTATCGAATCACCTTTGACGACGACCGTTACCTCGACGCTTCTGAGGACCACCCGCTGTACGTTGCAGGCAAGGGTTATGCTGCTGTCAATCCTGATCCCGGTATCGACTACAAAGACCTTGGGGTTGCCAAGGCGCTGGCGGTCGGTGACAGGGTGATGACTATCGCTGGAGATACTGTCAGGATTGACGAGATTAGACTGATTGATTACCCGGAGACGGTTTACACATTTGCGAACTCGAAGTTCTTTGCCAACGGGATACTGGTGTACTAATCATGGCAGGCGTCTGTTTTTATTATGAAGCGCCGGACGTAGACATCTGTTCTGGGAGAGACTTATTCGCGTGGAGTTATGCGTGTATGGCGGCAGGGGATATTGATAAAATGGTTGTGATTAACCTGACAGATTCTCCACCTGCAAACCCTGCTGAGATCATAGGTCGTGGTCTTGATAATGAGTTCACAGTAGTCCATTCACTTGAGCAGGCACGGACGGTAATCGGGAACGATAGAGTTACCCAAGCCGTATGTCCGTGGAATTTTGATTGCCAAGTAACAGACCTATGGGATTACCAGCATGAAACTGATTGGTATGTGTTCGGTCCAGCTATAGGTTGGGGTGGGCATGACATCGGCGGCGATAAGATCACAATACCTATGCCCGACA